CGCGGATGCAGGAAATCCAGATCTGCTTCGGTAAGCAGAAGCAGGCCGACATCTCTACGCCCAACACCGGCGTCCAGATGTGGCAGTTGCGGAAGCTGAACGCGCAGCTCGCCAACCCGAAGCTGAACACCGAAAACGACGCCGAAGAGTTCGGCAAGGGCCACGAGTTTCCCACGCAGTCGTTCCAGACTTCGTGGGACGTGAACGGCACGCTCGAGAAGTATCTCGGCGCGGAGATCGGCGCCTGGGCGATGGCCTTTGGCCTGGGCAAGGTCGTGAAGTCTGGCACGGCGCCGAACTTCACCTACACCTGCACGCCGCTGTTCCCGGCGAACGGCGATGCGGCCGAGCTGCCCTACTTCTCCTTCGTCGAGCAGATTCGCCCCGGCGCGGGTGTCGTCGTGGACCGCATGGCCGTGGGCTGCGTGGTCGAAGGCTGGACCATCTCGATCGGCTCGGGCCCGGGCCGCGCGAATTCGAAGATCACGGTCGAGTTCGTCGGCTCGGGGAAATACGTCGAACCATCGGGCATCACGATGCCGGCGGCGACGGTCGAAAAACTGTTGCCCTCGGCGTCGCTGGCGCTCGCGATCAACGGCGTCAACTACGTCTCGAACAAGAACATCGTCTCGCTGGAAACATCCTGGAAGAACAACGTGCGCCTCGATGGCGGCTTCTACCCCGGCTCCGGCTTCCAGACGGCGGGCGACGGCGCAAGCGGCGCCATCCGCGGCCGCCTCGAGTTCGGCAACCGCCAGGGGACGCTGCGGTTCGTCGTCCGCTTCGAGAACGGCTCAACGGAGCTCACCAAACTCCGGCAGCAGACGACAGGCACTGCGGTGCTGGCGCTCACCTACGACGCCAACAACTCACTCGAAATCACCTGGCAGAAGGTCTCGTTCTCTTCCGCCGAGGTCGGCGAGACCGACGGCATCGTCACCGTGTCGGTCGAGTGCCTGCCGATGTGGGACGACACCAATGGCATCGTCTCGGCCGTGGCCAAGTGCGGCGTGGACAGCATCGCTCAGTAAGGAACTGCCATGTTTGACGCAAAGCAACCTATTACCCTCCACCTGCGCACGCCCGATGGCGTGAAGCCCGTCCGCGTGCGCTTTCCGACCGACGAGGAGTGGATCGAGCGCCAGAAAAAGCGCAAGGTCATCGTGAAGCAACTCGGCCGGGGCGTCTCCGAAACCACGATCCCAGACTCGGCAGAAGCCGACGCCGCTCTGCTCGCCAAGATCCGCCTGCCGGAGGAGAATGCGCCCGAGGTCGATGCCTTCGAAGCCAGCCGCATCATTGAGCAGTTGAGCCAGGCCGATGTCGACGACGTCGTGCAGGCGGGCGACGGCTTCCGCGTGACGCTGCGAGTCCTCGGCAGCACGGTGAGCCTCGTGCTGCGGATGCCCTCGGCCAAGGACGTGTTTGAGTACCGGCGCGGCTTCGCGCGCGTGCTTGATCTGCCCTACAACCGCCAGGAACTGATCATTAACTTGGCTCCGGCTGCTGCACTGTTTAAGAAACTCCTCGAATCCTCCGAAGGCTACTCGGGGGACGTGCCCGTCATCCACCAGGCCGTGGCCGTCAAAGCCGCCATCGACGCACTGGACGGCCTCTTCCAGGAGAGCGGCGACCCAAACTGACGCCCGGGGAGTGGCCCGAGCGGCCCTCCCTGCGATTCTTGATCCACTGGGCGCTGCGCCGCGAGGAGCTCTGCGATCCCGGCATCTGCCCGGACGCGCCCGACGACGGCAGCCGCTGCGACCACTGCCCGCTCGACAGGCTCGATGCCGCGCAATCCTCCGAGGCGGGTCTGCTGCTCCGGCGTGCGCTCGATCTTCGGGTTGCGCTGAAGCTGGGCGTGCAAGTCTCCCTCGATGACATCCACGCGGATGAGTTCTGCGCGATGTCGATCCTCGAAGACGAACGCGAAAAGTTGGACCGCGAGCAGGTGAACGCGCATGGCCGATAACAGGCTCGAACTCGTCGTTGAAGTCGATGCGAACCGGGCCAATGCGTCCATCAAGAGCGTCAACGCGAGCCTGTCCAGCATGGAGGCTTCGGCGATGAAGACCGCCCGAGGCGCGGCACAGGGCATCGATGGAATGACGGCGGCGATGGTGAAGGGCGCCGCCGCAGGGAACTTGCTGGCAGACGCCATCCAGAGCGCGCTCACCTGGGCCAAGGAGTTCACTGTGGGCTCCGTCATGATGGCCGCCGAGAATGCCAAAGCCGAGGCCTCGCTCAAGGCGCTCGCCAACGCCCACGGCGTGGGAGCGGCTGCGGCGGCCAGGCAGGTCTCAGCAATCGAAGATATCGGCTTCGAGTACACCGAAGCCGCGCACGCCGTTCAGCGGCTGATCGTGGCCGATCTGGAGCTATCGAAGGCGCAAGGCCTGGCGAAGCTGGCCAAGGACGCCGCCGCAGTTCAGAACATCACCGCCGGCGAGGCCCTCGAATCCATCGTGATGGCCATCGAATCGGGCGCCTCGCGCGGCCTTCGCACGTTGGGGCTGTTCGTCGACTTCCAGAAGGAAGCGCAGATCGCACAGCTTCAACTCGGACACGTCCTGACCGAGACCGAGGAGAAGCAACTCCGCTATAACGCGGTCATTCGCGAAGGCGCGAAGATCCAGGGCGCGCACGCGGCGGCTTCGCAGACGGTCGAGGGACAACTGGGCGCGCTGCGGCGCGAATTCAACAACCTGCGCGAAGACATCGGCGCCAAGTTCCAGGATGACTTCAAGGCGCTGATCGGCAACCTGCGCGGCCTGGTCGGCTGGCTCCGGGAGAACACCGATCTGCTCAAGAAGTTCGGCGAGGTGGCGCTCTGGGTGTCTGGGGTTCTAGCCACCTATGCCCTGGCCGACAAGATCATGGCGCTGGCGAAGTCGATCGCGGCGCTCCAACTCGCGAGCATCAACCCCTACGCTCTGCTCGCGGTGGGCGTTGTCGGGGCAGGCTTCGCCATCTACTCGCAGTGGAAGGACACTCAGGATCAGCTTCAGGCCCGATTCGACGAGATGCAGCGGAAGGCGCTGCGCGACGATCTGCTGAGCGGCAAGACCAGCGTGGACGCGCTGCGCAAGCAGGGGATGACCGACGAGCAGATCCGTGGCTTACTTGGAGAGAAGCGCTGGCTGCCCGGTGAGTGGGAGCCGCCCATCTACGAGGGTCCCAAACTCCGTATCAAGTCGTCATCGGAGCCGGATCTCGAAGCACTGAAGCGGGCGGCCGAGATCCGCAAGCGCCAGTTGGAGGTGGAGCACGAGAGCGCGCGGGCGCTCGAAGAAGCGCGCCGGCGCGGACTGACGGGTTTCGCGCGGGACGTGGCCGAGGTCCAGGAGCAGGTCCGCAAGTGGACTACGTTTGTCGACGAGCGCGGAAACGAGCAGCGGATCGCGCTGACCCGCGCGGCGTGGGAGAACGTCATCGGCGAACTGCGCGAGCGCCTGACGACCTGGCAGAAGGAAGTCCAGGAGACCAACCGCAAGAACCTCAATGCGTATCTGGCCGCAGAGGAAGAAGCCGCGCGCCGGCGGCTGGAGATCGAGTCCCACCTGTTTAGCCAGCGGTTGGCCTACAACGAGGAGATTTCGAAGCGGAACCTCGATCACCTGGAGCAGATGCTCGGGATTGAAGAGCACCGGGCCGGAATCGCGCGCGAAGCCCAGTTGCGGGCGCTCGACGCCACGAACGCGCAGACTTTGGAGCAGAAGGTCGCTGTCGAGCAGCGCAAGGCAACGATCGAGATTGAATACCTCACGCGGGTCCACGAAATCCGCACGCGGCTGTTTGATCTGGAAACCTCGCGGATGGTGATTGAGGAAGAGGCGCAACTCAAGCGGCTCGGCTACCGGGCCGACGAGATCCAGGCGAGGATCGCCGAACTCACCGCCCAGCGGGACGAGATCCGGCGGTTCCAGCAGGAGGCCACGGATGCCGCGATCCAGGGCGCACGCGAGACGGCGGCGATCCGCCAGGCGCAGTTGATCCGTGACCACAACCAACGAATCTTCGATTCCTTCAAGCGCCAAGCCGAAGGCGTCTTCGACGCGTTGCTGACCAAGTCGCAGTCTATCTGGTCGGCCATCGGCAGTTCGCTCAAGACGGCCCTCCTCACCGCCATCAAGGACGTGGTCAGCTCGCGCGTTGCCGCGATGCTGATGCATCTCTTTACTGGACAGCGAGTCTCACTGGCTGGTGGAGGCGCCTCCGGCGGCGGCACTCTTGGCAGACTCGGCGGACTGCTCGGCCTCGGCGCCGCGCCGGTCTTCGGACAGGGCGGCGGTGGTCCCATTCCCGGCGGTGCGGCCGGCGGTTGGGGCACGCCTCCCTTCATCCCTTCGAACAGCGGCGGTGGCTGGAGTGGACTGCTCGGCGGCTGGAAGGATTTTCTCGGCTTCGGCGGCGGCGTCCAGTACGCGCCCGGCAAGGCCGTGACGTGGGAAGCCGCTACGACGGGTCAGAAGCTCTCCGCGCTTGGCCGGTCCAATGCCGCGCTGCTGGGTGGCGCGACGCTAGCGCTGATGGGCCTCCAGCGCGGCGGCGTTTCCGGTCTCGCCATGACCACCGCCGGCGGCGCGATGATCGGCTTCAAGTATGGCGGTCCTCTTGGCGCGGCGATTGGCGCAGGAGTTGGCGCTGTCGCCGGATTGGTGCGGCTGTTCGTCAAAGGCGCGCAGGAGAAGGCGCGCGAGAAGATCAAGGCCACCTACGGCATCGACATCCGCGACAAGAGCGTGCTCAAACAGATCGTTGACATCGCCAAACAAGGCTTCGGCGGCAACCTCGACATGGCCATCCGCAGCCAGCAGATCCGCGACTTGGTCGAGTTGTACGCACTGTCGACGGGCCAGAGCACTTCCGGACTCCCGGCCACCGTGCGCCCAGTGTCGTTGCTCCAGCAAGGCGGGAGCCTCTTCCAGTCGAGTTCTGGGGGCCTGACGCTGGACCGTATCGGCAGCGGCGCGCCGTCGTCCGCGGCGGGGCCCACGGTGATCAACATCACCGTGCCGGGAGCGAAGGAGTTCTTCGAGAAGGAGACGGTGCGCGTGGTGGTGGAGAATCCGCGCGCGGTGCAATCGGCGGCGATGACCGCAACCAAGGCCAGCGCCGGCCGCCGGGAAATGACCGGACTGCAATTGAGTCCAGGGTTGATCCTGTCTTGACGCGAGCAGAATTGATCGACAAGATCGCGCAAGCCATCGCCGAGATGGAGGGTTTCTACGTCACCGCCGCGAAGCCAACGCTTGCTCAGCGAAACGCGAACCCCGGCAACATCCGCCAGTGGCGCGACGCGCGCGGCCGACCGTATCCCACTTATCGCGGCTATGTCGACTTCGTCGCATGGGCGTCTGAGCGGTTTCCAGGCGCCTCCCGCGAGGAGATGAGCCGGCGAGCCATCGAGGAAGGCTGGCGCATCCTGCGCGTGCTCATCGGGCAGTACGTCGATGGGAAGTATACCCAGGGCAAACCGCCGACTGCGGAGGAGATGTTCAGGGTCTACGCGCCCTCGGCGGACGGAAACCATCCGGCCAACTATGCGCACTTTGTTGCGAGAAAGATCGGTGTGCGCCCGGACCAGAGACTGATCGATCTGGTGACCGCCTGATGCCCGGTTCGGTTCAGAACGCGGCGCCGCTCACGGTGCTGCCAGCGAGCCTCTCGCGCGCCTTCATCCACGAGCGCGAATATCCGGTCATTGACAACGAGTACCGCAACGGCGAATCGCAGCGGTCTGTTCAGGCGGCCAACAGCCGCAAGCGCTGGCGGCTGACCAAGCGGCTTACCCCTGTGCAGCTTTCGGCTCTCCGCGATTTCTACGACGCCCGCAAGGGCCCGGCCGAGCCGTTTTACTTCTACGACCCGTATGAGACCAGCCCGAAGTTCACACACGACTTGACGGGACAGGCCGTTGTGGGCCGGTATACCGTGCGCTTCGCCGGCGGCTGGAATCAGTCCATGCTGCTCGGGCGCGCGGGGGTGAATGTCGAATTGATCGAGTTGGTCTGAATCCGCCTAAATCCGACCAGCTTACCGTGAGCTTCGCTCGCTGGACGTTCGATTCAGCTTGAAGATAACCTCACCGGGTCGAACTCCCGGTCTGACTTCGAGCCTTGCCTGCTTTCCAAAGACGATGTCGAAATTCCAGGGCCCTCTGAGCGGGGGGCGGGGATTCACTCGCGCTGGCAAAAGGTCGACGAACTTATCGACTTTCTCCCAATTCGCGTCCACGGTTTCATACGGCGACCAGCCAAGACCTGCATCGCACAATTGCCAGATGAGTCCGTCATCGGTTTGAAAGAGAAGGACAGACTTGCCAGGAGTTGTCGGACTGACAGCGCGGAAGACACCAATGATGACCTCCTCTTTCTTTGGCATACGAGTTTTGGGAAGCGGCTCCATCGGCTCGCCGCGCAAGACTTCATCGAAGCACTGAACCAGCATTGTTTCGGTGATACCGATGCGCGCCAATACCCGCCTGGACACGCACTCAACCTCCTTGTCAAGACGTTGAAATAGGTCGGCAAGCAAATCGAGCTGAAATATCATCTCCTCAACACCCTCTTTACTTGTCAACAGGTGAGCGCATTCGAACCAGAAGTGATGGGCAAGGAAATTCCTTTGCTGCACGGCCGTCTTGAGTTGCTCCAGATTCTCAGGAGTGAAGTAGGAACTAACTGAAGTCACGGCCTGCCCCAGAGTCATCCTGAATGCTTCACGAAGGTGCTCTTCGGCGCGAGGTCTCGTAATTGGTCCCTCTTTCGGAAGCTTGGAGAGGGCGCACAAGTTGAGCAATCCTCGGCTTAGAACCTCAGCGTAGTAATAGGCTCGGCCGAAACGAGCGAACAGTTCTCGGACTTCATCGGCCTCCGGCCTTTGGCAAGAAGCGCCTTGCTGGCAGTCCATTGCCTCTTAGCATAATGCCCGACTCCATCGGCAACGTCCCGGTCCCAGAGATCGCAGCGTCGGGAGTGTTTCCGCTCACGCCCGATTACCCGATCGAGGTCCGCCGCGAACATGACGTCGCCGTGCATCAGTTCGGCAGTGGCAATGGGAAAGTGGAGCAGCGCTTTCTCCTCGGCACCGGCGCGCGGAGATTCACGATTCGCAAGCAATGGCTCCGCGACGCCGAGCGCATCGCCCTGCGCAACTTCTGGGAGTCAAAGTACGGGCCGTACGGGGCTTTCACCTACAACGGCCCCAACGACAGCGGCACCGGGACCACGCCCGTCATTTGCCGCTTCGCCAACGAGCCGCTCTCCTGGGAGATGGTCGCGGACTGGGCCTGCTCGCTCGGCGTGACTCTTATTGAGATCCCCCAGACCAGCCCGTCCTATCCGCTGAACCAAACCGTCCACCGCTTCCCACCCGCCGCGCTCCAGACCGCGCTGCTCTCGCAGGTCCAAGAGATCATCCCGCTCGTCCGTATTCAACCTCTCGAGCCTGGCTATCCCGCCATCCATGTCTCTGACCGTCGCTGCACAATCGGCGGCCAGCTCTACCAGGCGCGCCTCCTTGAGTTCGACGGCATCTCGCAATCCATTGGAAACGAGTCCGACGAGGCTCAGTTCACCTTCGGCAATGCCGACCGCGTGATGCGGGATCTTGCCAACGACGTCGACCTCTTCCGCGCCGAGATCGGCTTCAGCCTCTTCCACGTCGGCACCGGGATCAAGCTCGACCTCTGGAAGGGCAACATCGTCAACTGGACCTGCGACTCGGGCCCCGAATTCCGCGTCACCGCTGCCGATGGCCTCTACGAACTGAACCTGCCCTATCCAACGCGTAAGATCTCCCGCACCTGCTGGAAGCCGTTCAACTCGGCGGCGTGCCCGTTTGCCTCGCACGGCGCGCTTGATCTGCTCCACTTCCCCGAAGCCGACCCCACGCGCTGCGACAAGGGCTTCGACACGCCCAACGGATGCCGCGCCCACGGCATGAACGACTACTACGGCGGCATCATGGCCAAGTCGCAGGGCGTGCGCATCAAGGACAACTCGACCGGCGTCTGGGGTTTCGGCCGCTCGACGCTCACCTCCGTCTCGCTGGTCGCCGACTCGATCTACGATCAGGTCCTGCCTGAAATCTACACCGATTCGCCCATGCCCGTGAACGCCAAGATCGCCTCGGGTCGCGACGAGAGCGACTTCTACGCGGCGGTGGGCATCGTGGGCGAAGGCCCGCTGGGTGGCTACGGCACGGGCCACAAACTCGACGGGCAGTATCATCACGGCTACCCGGGTTCGCTCGGGCTGATGACCAGTTTAGGACCCGACCCGAACCCAACCACATTCGGCATGGATACAGATGCTGGCCCGGAGCGTGCGGCCGGCACCGCGTTCCTCATGATCCGGCGTTCGGACGCCAAGGGACTCCAACTCTCGCGCCTGAGCGAGCACGCCATGGAAGCCGTCGTCGCCCAGGGCCTCAGCGGATGGGTGTGGACCTCCCCAGGCGTGCGCGTCTACGGACCGCCACTGACCAACCCAATCTGGATCGCGGTCAACATGCTCTTGCGCGCCCGAGGGCTGCGCCTCGGCGCGGGCGCCACCACCGAGCAACTCGATTTCGCCGAGACTCTGTTCGATGTCGATGCGGCCATCGCGGCGGCGGCGATTTGCGACGAGCAGGTGTCGAGGCTGGTGGGCACGGGCACGGAGATCCAGTTCAAGTTCCGCGGCGTGCTCCAGGAGGAGAAGCCGCTCCGCGACTGGCTCCAGGAAGTCCTCATCAATTGCCTGGGCTACTACACATTCGCCAACGGCAAACTGAAACTCGGCGTCCGCGTGAACTCCTCGGCCGCCGAGGCGTTCACCGAAGGCAACATCCTGTTCCGCAGCCTACAACTCGCGCCGTTGAGGCCTTCGTTCAACCATCTGACGGCGAACTTCGCCGACGAGGATTTCGAGTTCGTTGCCAACTCGATCTCGCTGTACGACATCGACCACGCCACGCTCATTGGCGGCGGCGCGGGTCCCCTGTTCCTGAAGTCGACGGTGAATCTCTCCGGCACGGCGTCCAAATCGCAAGCGGCACGGATCATCACGGTCCGCCTGCGCGAAGAGTTGGGCGGTATCACCCCGGAGGAGTGGAAACGGGCTCGCCAGATCAGCTTCCGCACAACCGTGCTTGCACTCAACACCCAACCCGGCATGGTCTGCTCACTGACTCATCCGGACATGCCGGGCGGGCAGGGCGAGTTCCGTGTGACCGGCTGGCAGTTGAACCAGGACTACTCGATCGACATCCAGGGCCGCACGACCACGGACTCGATGTATGACCTGGTCGCCGGTCCGAAGCCCGTCGACGTCGTGCCGGAGCCGCCCGCCGAGGAAGTGCTCATCGATACGGGCGTCCCTGGGGTACTGAACGGCGTTCCCCGCCTGGGTGACTACGGGACGTTCGCCATCGACGACATGACGGTTGAACCCGACGCCTCCGGCAATGCCAACATCGTCGGCGCGCACGAGATCACCCTGGCGCTCTACTACGTGGACGAGTTGACGACCGATCTCTGGGCGTCTATCGACACCGCCATCGACGCCACGGCCGACCCCGTCACCGTGGTCTGCACCGTCAACCCCGATACGCAACGGGTCTTCCGAGTCGGCGACTTCGTCGTGTTCAATGATGAGTCCGCCGACCCCGAGAACCCTGGCCGGCGATCCTATGAGTGCGCCCAGATCATCGGTCCCGGCGCGCCAGGAGACGCGGTGCCGACCGGTCAGTTTCACCTCCAACGCGCCTACCCGGGCGTACCCGAGGGCCAAGCGACCTTCGGCACCCTGCGCTGCGCGCACCTTGCCGGCATCCGCTTCTACAAGCTCGACCAGAAAACATTCACCTTCAGCGTCCGCAAGGGCTTCTTCCGCACGCCGGATCTGCCCGCGAGGATTGAGGCAAAGCTGCCGAGCGCCTGCATCGTGGCCGCGCTGGCCGGCGTGGCCAACCATTTCGGCTACGGCCCCTTCACCGTCTTCCCGCTCTCACGGCATAACGAACCCTACATGCCGGGCCTCCGCACCTGCAACGGCGGTGCGTATACCTTCCAGGTCCCCGGGCCGCTCACCGTCCAGGAGAACGTCGTCATCCCGATGAAGGTGCAGGACGCCGCCTCAATCCGCTGCGTCTACGCCTACCTCCAGCGCGGCACGACGGACGGCCAGTCGGCGTTCCTTGTGAAGCTCAGCCGCGACGGCGGGGCAACGTGGGAACCGCTCGAGTACATGGGCATCGCGGAGGCTCTGCCGGATGCCTACAAGACCACCTACGACTTCCTGGTGAACAACGGAGGATTGGGACTCCCCGCCACACGTCGTCTCCCCTACGCCGACTACGGCCTGGTGCTGATCTCGGCTGTGATGGCTGGGTCCGATCCGCAAACGCTGCAGACTGCCTCCTACGGCGCGAATCGGCTTGGCCTTGTGCCTGGCGCTTTTGTTTTCCTCGATCCAGGCGGCGCGAACGAAGAGTATGTCCGCGTGATCAGCGTCGATCCCGAGAACCAGACCTTTGATGCCATCGTGACTAAAGACCATGCCGCGGGCGAGCGCATCCGGCCGACGATCTGGCCCACGCCAGTACTCTATGAGGGCGACGACTTGGCGTTCGACATCCTGGCCGTCGCTTCGCCGGATCAGGGCAGCGATTTGACCGTGGTGATTCAGACCTGACATTGGGGTCAATGATGTCGCAGTGTTACTTCAGCTCGCGTTCGCCAGCACGATCTTCTCGGCTCTTCTTGTCAGGCAGGAGCGTAAGCAACAAAGCAGCGGCGAAGATGAAGCCGATGAGACCGAGC